CGCAGTCAAAGCGCCTATCAAGATATGCTGCAGCAACTTAACGGTGGCCCTTCGGCTACCCCAGCCCCAGCCCCCGCAACTCCGACTGGCCAAACCGCTGTCCAGCAGTCTCAGGCTGGTTACGCTGATATGCTGTCGCGGCTTGAAGCTCAGCGGCGCGCAGCGGCGCAGCAAAGAGCGCAGCGAATTTACGAAGGTATGATGGTGGCCCCCTGATGGACTATGAGATCAACGAATTGACCAACGAGGTTCAGGAACTGGTCAACCCGGATTACATGTCCGAGGACGAGTTGCAGGGCATTGTGGCAAGTGAAATTGACGATGCCGTTGATTTCATTGACAATATCGTGTCGCCGGTGCGCGCCAAGGCGACGGAATACTACCGTGGCGAGCCGTATGGTGACGAGGAAGACGGTCGCAGCCAAGTTGTGTCGATGGATGTGCGCGACACGGTGCAGGGCATTATGCCCAGCCTCATGCGCGTGTTCACCAGCGGCGACAAGGTGGTCGAGTTTGTGCCGCGTGGCCCCGAAGACGTGGCGATGGCCAAACAGGCCACAGAATACGTGAACCACGTCTTTCAGAAGGATAACCAGGGGTTTCTGACCCTGCACAGCGCGTTCAAGGACGCTCTGGTGCGCAAAGTAGGGGTGGTGAAGTTCTGGTGGGACGAGAGTTTTGAGACGCAAACCAGCGATCTGACGGGGCTGGACGACGCCGCGCTCGCATCTCTAAGCGCTGATCCTAGCGTCTCAATCGACGTGCAAGAAACTTATGAGGGTGAATTGCCTGCAATGGCTGCCGAAGAGGTCGCCATGATGCAGGCGATGGGCATGCCGCCCCCGCAAGCCCCGCTAATGCACGACGTGCGAGTGACGCGGCGACTGCCAATGGGTCGCGTGAAGGTTGAGGCCTTGCCGCCCGAAGAGTTTTTGATTGATCGGCGCGCGAAGTCTCTGGAAGACGCGGAATTCGTTGCCCATCGGCGGGTGGTGACTGTCTCTGACCTTGTGGCCATGGGTTATGAGTATGACGACGTGGTGGGTTTGGCGTCCGACACGGATGACATGGACACCAACATTGAACGTCAGACCCGCAACCCGGCCCTGACAACGCGCAACACGGACCGCTCTGATCCGGCCTCGCGGAAAGTTACCTACATTGAAGCGTATGTTAAGGTTGACCGTGATGGTGACGGCATTGCTGAGTTGCGGCGCATTTGCGTGGCTGGTGTCGGCAAGACTATTCTAAGCGATCAGGCTTGGGATGTGCTGCCGTTTGCGGCGTTCTGTCCCGATCCTGAACCGCACGACTTTTTTGGCATGTCCATTGCGGATATTACCATGGACATCCAGCGGATTAAGTCTGTGGTCATGCGCAACACGCTGGACAGCCTCGCCATGTCCATTCACCCTCGCGTGGCGGTGACTGAGGGGCAGGTCAACATCGAAGACGTGATGAACACCGAGACGGGGGCCATCATTCGCCAGCGTTCGCCGGGTCAGGTGCAGCCGCTGGCAATGCCGTTCGTCGGCAAAGAGGCCTTTCCGGTGCTGGCCTACATGGACGACACACGCCAGACCCGCACGGGGATCAGCAAGGCCGCAGCAGGGCTTGATGCTGATGCGCTGCAATCCTCGACGGCCAGCGCGGTTAACGCCACTGTGACGGCGGCACAACAGCAGATTGAGATGATTGCGCGCATTTTTGCGGAAACGGGCATGCGGTCGCTGTTCCGTGGCATGTTGCGGCTGATCTGCCAGCATCAGGACACGTCCCGCATGGTGCGTCTGACCAATGAATTTGTGCAGATCGATCCCCGCGCTTGGGATGCGGCAATGGACGCGACAGCAACAATTGCACTGGGCCGAGGGTCTGATGGCGAACGCATGATGATGCTGCGCCAGATCGGGGAAATGCAGAAAGAGGCTTTGGCAACACTGGGGCCGATCAACCCGCTGACCGACTTGCAGCGGCTCTATAACACGCTGTCGGAAATGACTTCGATGGCCGGGTTTAAGGACACGTCGCGTTTCTGGACGGACCCGGCGCAGTTCCAGCCGCCTCCCCCACAACCGGAAAAACCGGACGTGAACGAGCAACTCATTCAAGCCCAGATCATGCAAATCCAAGCGGATATGCAGATGAAGACCGCCGATGTCCAACTGAAGCGCGAAAACGCAATGCGCGACGACGACCGCAAGCGCGACGAGATGGAGATTGATGTTTACATGAAAGCGGCGGAACTTGAGGCCAAATATGGGGCGCAGCTTAGCGCCGAGCAGATCAAGAAGTCGGCGGCTATCGCCAAAGAGGTGATGAAGGCGCAGGCTGACATTGTGAAGGAGAATATGCGTGGCCCGGAAAACCAAGGCGGAAATTCTGGCAATAGCCCGAGAGGCGAAACGGCTCCTCGATGACGAGGCGCTGACGGAAATCTTGGATGAGTTGCAGCAGGAAATTTGGGATCAATTCCGATCTTGCGCAATGGGTGACGTGGACGACGTTATGAGGGTGCAGGCGGAACAACATGGTCTTGAGTCACTGCGCCGCCGCCTGCGCATCCTGGTGGACGCCGGGGTGATTGCAGAAAAGAGCGAAAAGTGACACAATAGGAGCAAGCAGCAATGGCAGATAACGCAGCGCGCGACCTGCAAGCGGCACAAGAAGCAGTCAAAGCCATGATGACCCCCCTTGAGGATACGGCATCGGGCGATGAAGCGCCGGTTGAAGGCAACGAGCCGGAAACCGATGGCGAGTATGAAGAGGTAGAGCCGCAAGACGGCCAGTCCGATGATTACGAGCCGACCGAGGACGCCGAAGACGACGGCGACGAGGGTGAAGACGAACAACCGGAACTATATGCCGTCAAAGTGAACGGTGAAGAGGTCCAGGTCACGTTCGACGAACTCTTGTCGGGTTATTCGCGCCAATCGGATTACACGCGGAAGTCTCAGGAACTGGCCGAGCGGCGCAAAGCCGTGGAGGCCTTGGAACAGCAGATTTCCGAGGAACGCGCTCAATATGAGCAACTGTTGCCTGCCATGCGGCAGCAACTCGAACAGCAGATGCAGGCTGAGCCTGATTGGGATAAACTTTACGAGAAGAATCCCATCGAGGCGACAAAGCTGGAGCGTCAATGGCGTAAGGCCAAGGAGCAACGCGAAGCCCAAATTCGGGCGGTTGAAGCCGAGCAACAGCGAGTCGCTGGGCTGCGGCAACAGCAGATGAACCAACAGGTTCAAACGCAACTCCAGGCCGAGCTGGAGCGCCTGCCCACCCTGATCCCGGAGTGGAAAAATCCCGAAGTAGCCAAGCGAGAAACGGCTGATATTCGGGAGTTCCTTCTGAGCAAGGGCTTTGCGGAGAACGATGTGAACAACATCACTCACGCGGGCGTGGTGGCTTTGGCACGTAACGCAATGCTGTTTGAACGTGGTCGGGAAAAGATTTCGCAAGCCGCCAAAGGCGAGCGCAAACAAACCGGGCCAAAACAAATGCGGGCGGGTTCTAAGGGGACTCAACCGCGCAAGCGTTCCAGCGTGGAGAAGGCGCAACAACGCCTACGTCAAACCGGTCGCGTCGCAGATGCGGCCAGTGTCATCAAATCTCTGCTTTAAGGAGCAAGCCACATGGCTATCGTTACCAACACCTTCACCAGCTATGATGCCAAGGGCATCCGTGAAGAACTTTCCAACGTCATCTCGAACATCTCGCCCGAAGAAACCCCGTTCCAGTCGAACGTGGGTTCCGAGAGCGTGTCCAACACCTTCTTCGAGTGGCAGACCGACTCGCTGGCGTCGACCTCGACCACTGCCGTCATCAACGGTGACGACGTGTCGTCCTTTGATGCGACCTCCGCGACGAGCCGCCTGGGTAACTACACCCACATTCGTCGCCGCACCTATGTCATCGCTGACAACCTTAGTGCGGTTGACAAGGCCGGTCGCGCTGATGAAGTCGCTTACCAAGTCGCCAAGCGCGGCAAGGAACTGAAGCGCGACATCGAGGCCGTGCTGCTGGATAACAACGCCCGCGTTGCTGGCAACACCTCCACCGCCCCCGAGACTGCTGGTCTGGGTGCGTGGATCGCCACCAATGACAGCGTTGGCACTAGCGGCGCTGC